TCTTCTTTCTGGAGCACGAGACAAGCGATAGATTACAAGACTATCCTCAATCATTCTAAGTTGATTAAGTGCTTTGATTGACTTGTGGAGGTATGAAAGAACAGAACCTTTGTTTCTATCTACTAAACCTGATGTGCAATATGCAATAGAGTCTTTAGCAAAACGTACACCCTTAGTGTCTGTAAGGTTACTAGAAGGGTTTAAAGCACCACCAGTGGTATCTTTAGTACTATAGATGAAGTATTCTTCTATCTCTGGGAATGCTTGGTGAATACTATTCATTTCTTTTTGACTCTGAATAGCAGCTATTCTACCTGCTTCACCTGCTTTATCCTTAACAGCATGACGAACAAAACGCATTTTCATTGCGTCAATATAACGCAATTCCTGAATACCCTCTTCAGGTTTCTTCAAATCAATAACTTTATGATAATATAATCTACCATCAACATACCAGTTACGGTATATTTCGTGAGACTTTTTATCAAAATCTAAGAGTTCTTTTACAAATTTAAACTCTTCTCTAATTTTTTTCTTAATACCATCACTGGCATTTAACTTTGAAAGTTCAATTTCTACAGGACTTTCGTTAGTATCGGAAACTATAGACTCTTGTATAACATCTTCAATTGCACCATCCACTTCTGGATGTAACGCCATCTCCCTATATCTACGTATTAACTGAAACTCATTCTTAAATACACCTTCTAAGTCTACATAGTTGCCAAAAAACCCCGATGTCATGTAGTGATCACTTTGGTCCTCATTGGAATTGGGGACTGGTGATACTACTGACTTCGGAGTTTCTTCATTATTCTCAATCGAGAATCCAAATAATTTAGCCATTTATACTATGGTGGACTATACCGTTCATAGTATTTAGTATAGCACAAATATTACCTTATGTCTGCTGCTTCTGCTGATCCAAATGACTCGAAGTATTGAACTTGGAATTCAACAGTAAAGTCTTCGATGGTGTCACCTGTATCATAAGATAATGCTATCTCAGAAATGTTAGTTGGGAAGATATCAAGGAACTTGTATGCTCTCAATACATTTGCTGATTCTGTAGGGCCTGCTCCACTTATGTCATTAGATGGAGTTTCGGATGCAATAGTTGCTCCTCTACCCAACTGATACACAAATGCATCTTGCATATAAGAAGTAGGTGCAGTTGCTCCAGTGTTGTTATCCAACTTGGAGATACCATTCATCCATCCTTCAAAAGCAGTGCGAAGTCTGAAATCTTCGTCGTTGATAACTGTGATTGTCCAAGGATCGAAAGTTCTGTCTCCAGCAACTTTTAAAATACGACCTCTGAAAGGAACGTCAATTGGTGCGACGTTTGATGCAGGAAGGTTAGCAGCCTTACACATGAAGCGTAAGTTACTCTTGTCATCGTTGTTGTAAGATGCACCGACAAAATCTGGGAAGTTAGGAATTGCTACTTCAAACAGATTAGGACGGGCTCCACCACCTCTCAGTTTACTTTTAAACTGAGAGATATTTCTTACTGATGGGGGGTTTGGTGCGGTTGCCATTTACGTTTGCTCCTTAATTATACTCTACCAGCAACTTCTTCAAAACTAACACCTGTGCGAGTAGCAACAAAGGTTAGTGAAACGAAGTTGATAGATTTGCTAGGCTTGAGGAAGATGTCAGCACGGAATTCATTGTTATCAATGACATCTGGTGTGTTGTTTGTCTCGTCGCAAATTACTAGGAAGTCATAAAGACCACGCTTGCTTTGTACGTCACGTAGATATGGTTCTACGATGTTAACAAAGTTAGCACGAGTAATTTCGTCGTTGAACTCAAAGAGTTGAGCTTGTGCAGCTCTCTCTAGTGCCTGCTCGACTGTAAGGAACAGTCTTCTAACGTTAATTCTGTCAAACGCTGAGGCATAACCAAGGGCAGTCTTGTCTCCGAAGAGCATGATGCCAATACCAGGACGGAATATAATCGGGTTAATCCGCTTGGTATACAGAGAATCTCTCTGTGCTTGAGTTGGGTTGTAAGCCAACTTAGTAGCGTTGTTAAGAACACCACGCTGCTGTCCAGCAGGAGAGAACCAAGGATAGAACTCTCTGTTAGTTCTAACCATGAGGCCAGCAATGTCTCCGTTACATGGAACCCAACGGAATTCATTGTTAAACCTATCAAACATATACTTATAACCACTGTCTATGATTAGATATGAAGATGAATTTGCTCCATCTAAAGTGGCAATAACGTTTGATGTTTGTGTTGCAGCGTTGGTTATGTTAACAACGTCTCCACGTTGAGGACCAGCAACAGCAACGCAATCTTTTCTTGTTTCGGCAATGTCTGCCAACTTATTAATCTTGGCCTGTGATTCTGCTCTTGTATCAGAACCAGGTCCAGCGATTAGGTAATCAACAGCAATCTCGTCTTTGGTTTGGAACTTATTGTAAGAAGTAATCAAAGCACCGAGTGTTGCCTTAAATCCATTTGCAGCAGTGTAGTCATTACCACCTTTAAGTGCATAAGTGGTAGCACCAATACCTGCAAAGTATGTCACATCTCCAGCATTCTGTCCCCACTGTGCATCAGCATTACTGATGGCAGAGTATTCAGTTCCACCGAATCCAGTGTTAACTGGTCCGATAAGACGCATTGCGTCATATGCAACAGATGGATTATATCCTGCAAATGTCTTCTCAGAGAAGTCTGCAAGATAAGTCTTGTACCAGATCTTTTGTCCAGCATTTCCTGATGACTCACAGTCAACAGCCTTAGAAAGTGAAATGTGCTTCTCAAGGATGTTACCTTTAATTCCAGTTATGCTTCCAGAATCATCAACAACAACCACATGCATTGCATCGTTATATGCACCTCTTTCTGTAGCATATTGGTTAGTTACTGGTTTTTGAGCAATTGATTTCCAGTAAACAGTTGCGTTATCTAATTGGAGAGTTTGAGCATCATACCAATCAGCAACTGCAGTAGGAGTTATTGCACTACTACCAACTGTACCAGCAGGAAGTCTTGTGAATAAACCGTCTGAAGTACCAAATGCGTAGATACCACCTTCAGTATAACTAACCTTAGTTTCAGTTGAACCACCACCAACTGTTTCTACACGAGAAACAATCTTAACATCAACAGTTGACTTACCACCAACAGCATCAGTAGAAACACCAGTAACGATACCCTTAAGGTAACCTACGAAACTGGAAGTAGTTCCTGCACCAGGAAGAACTGTACTTAAAGGAGCAGTTATACCATAACCAACAGTTACACCAGAACCAGCAAGACTAGTAGAAGTAAAAGTAAGGGTTTGATCAGCAAAGTCATCAACGAAACAGACTTTTAAATCCTTACCCCAAGTACCAGGGTTTTTAGCAGCGTAATAGAAATCGGTAGCAGTTGTGTAGTTAGACTGATAATCATCGTAACTCTTAATCTTCAGAGTTGTTGTATTAGCAATACCAACACCTGCATTAGCATTCTTGAGGTCGTCATCATCTGTTCTAGCAACCTTAAGAATACCGCCATATGAAAGGAATGACGCTGCAGTCATCCAATACTCATACTGACTGTCGGTGCTCAATGGCTTTCCGAATGTGTTGATTAAATCCTGTTCTGTTTCCACAGTGATTGGATCATCAACAGGTCCAATTTCAAAAGGGCCTGCGATTGCACCGATATTATCGAGTACATTATCCGCCCTTCCTACTGTTAGATCTACTTCCCTGATTAATACACCAGGTGATACTAACTGAATAGCCATGCTTGCGTCCCTCTGAGAGTTCCCAATTTCCTACAAATTATTTATTGAAAGCTACATTTTCAGAGGGGAAACCGTGCGTGAACTATGAACGATACTCCCACATATAACTCATATCACCATAAGTTGACTCTATATCATCCCTATCTGTCTTAGTCCATCTTTGTCCATCTTCATCTATAAATGAGTCATCTTCCAACCCATCAAGCATAAATCCAAATGGAGCCATGTCTTGTTCTATTTGATTTTTCTGATCCTCATATAATCTTTTTCTTACATCCTGATCAGTAAGTTCTTTAAAATAATCCTGTGCTACCAACCATGCATATATGACAAGACACATTGCTAAGTCATCATTGCAACCATCGTCTGCCTCAAATGAATTACTCTTTGAAATGAATGTGGTTAATTCTGATATGATATCATAGTCATTAAATAAAACCTTATCTGCCTCAATCATTGTCTTGAGGTTTAATGCTCCAACCTTCTTAACAGTCTTGGACATCTTAACTCCAAGTTGTACCTTAGTACCAGAGAAACCTTGTCCTATAACTTGTCCAGCCCTTCCTCTCATAGATGACATAAGAAGATTGGGATATTCAAAATCATAATTAAGAATAGATGCTACTTGATCTCCAATATCATTTACCTCAACTAATATAAAGGCATCATTGTATCCTTTACAAGTTTCGTGTATAATATTAGGGAATAGCATAGGTTTAATTTCATTATTCCTATATTTTGCTACGACACGATGGGGAAATGTAGTGATGTCTACAATTATAAATGTAGAATAATCCTCTCCTACACCACGAGCAACGTCAACTGTACAAACATAATCATGTTTCTCTTGAGGTTGTTCATATAAATCTAATCCCTCATTAGACATTTTTGGTTTATCATAAACCAAAGATTTTAATTTTGCTGGATTTATTAAGGTATCAACAGACCCTAAGAAGTTACATTCAAACTCAACCTTAAACTGTGCTTCTGACGTGTTAGCAATAGTTTGCTCTCTCCACGCTTCATCTCTACCAGGAACTTCACTCCAATGGACAACAGTAGGTACATATTCATTATCTCCGTTCTCAGCATCGTGCCACATGCGATAGAAGTGGTTCATACCCTTAGGGGTAGAGACGATGATGATCTTGGTGGACTTACCAGATGAAATTGTAGGATATACTGAACTAAAGAAGTCGTCAGCAATATGATTAGGAACGAACGCAAATTCGTCTAGGAATATGATGTTGAATGTCATACCCCGAACTGCAGCAGCAGATGTAGATGCTGCCATAATCTTGGAACCGTTCTCCAGTTCTAAACTACCTTTGTTCCATACAAGAATACCCTGTTGCATCCATTTGGGTAAGTTCTCATAAGCAGTCTGGAGTCTTGCTAACAAGTCTCTGGCAGTTGCTGCCTTGTTTGCTAGAATACCAATATTAACATTATCATTGAAGATAGCATAATGAAGTAGATATGATACAGACGTAGTAGACTTACCAGTCTGGCGAGGCATCATACAAATATTAAATCTATTATCATGAAATCTTTCTATTAACTTCTCTTGGAATGGCCACATATCGAAACCAACCAATCCCTCGTCAACATTGACAATTTTTATATATGTTCTAGCAAAATAAACAGGATCAAATTTACATTTAATAAACTCTTGAACCTGATCATGACTAAATTCAATCTCAGTATTTGCTTTCTTGAGATTGGGATTACCAAGGTATATTTCTTGAGGCATAATTAAGTTTGACGATAACCACTAACGATAAAAGTACAAGTTGCTCCAGCACCAGTAGTTCCAAAATTACCAGTACCAACGAACAAAGCATCTCCACTATTTTCAAGAACTAAAGGAGAAGCATAGACATCAAATCTATAGTTTCCTCTATCAGCAATACTTTCATCTACAATTCTGAAATCGGGAGAATCAGTTGTACCACCATTAGGAACAAAATAAATTTGAGCACTTGTAGATGCTCCATATCCAGCATGTGCATACACACCATCAATGTAAATCTTTTTGTTGTCAACGCAAGTAATGACACCTACAGTGCTTCCATATGCAACCTTAATAGGATTACATATCTTTCCGTAAATAATTGGATTTGCCATAATTAAGTAACGATGTCAGCACCAGCACCAGCTCTTACTGCCATTAATTTTTTAAGAAGAACTTGTCTTTTCAGTCTCATCACTCTTTTTTCCTTAGATTTTAAGTCTTGGTCCTCACGACCTTTCTTTTGTTGCTGTAATTGCTTACCTTGTACATCATCAACTGTTGGAGTTTTAGAACCATTAGCAGGCATAGGTGCAGTATCCTCAGGCAATTGTAAAATTGGTTTAGTAGGATCTCTCAAAACTACATCATAATCCATGACCCTTGAACCAGGATATACCTTTACAATTGCATCTTGCACATCTTTCTTAGATGGCATCTTTAATTCTGGGAAGAACATCTGAAGAGACATATACTTACCACGCCACTGGAACGTAACGTAAAGTGTCTGTCCATTTACTCTTGGAAGAGTTGTTGCTTCATAAGTATAAGTCTTCTTACCAACTTTGGTATGTCCATACTCACCAGTTTTACCTGGACGTACTTGTCCTAACTTACTACCTTTCCTAGAAGGACCAGTTGAGGTGTTACGACCTCTCTTAGTAGTAGGGTGTATTGTTGCTTTGTCCTTTCCTTTCTTTGTGATTACAGCATCTTGGTTATACTCTTTACCAAGACGTTTCATTTGTTTCTTAAATTTCTTAAACTTCTTCTTAGGTGCGTTAACGGCCATTGATGGTTCGCTAACTGTCTTCTTCTTACCCGTCTTCTCATCCTTTTCAGGATACTCACCTTTCACCTTCTTATATCCATAACCCATGCTACGGATCTTCTTGCCAAGTTCCTTATTACGTGATTTATTTTCTTTACTAGACTTGTCTGCTCTGTTACCAGTTAAAACTGCGGTGCTGCGACTCTTAGAGTGCTTCACCTGACGTGCCATACCACCTTCATCAAGTTCCACTTCCTCATTTGCTTTAGCAAAAGCTTTCTTCATTACATCTAGTTTAAGATGTGGTGGTAAACTATCTGCTGCTTCCTTCCTCTTTTTCTCTGCTGCTTTCTTACGGAGATCAGAACCTTTAACATGTTCTATCTCTGGTTTCCAATCTTCGCTACTCATTCCTCCCCCTCCATTGGAACCGTTCCCATTCCCATTGCCGTTGCTAGAATTAGACCCATTAGCTCCTGAATGTCCATTGCCATTCTTGTTGCCGTTTTTCTTAGATTTTCGTCCATTTTCATCCTCTGGATCACGACCTAACCAACGTCCACCCACATACGTGCGAGTAGATACGCATTCTCCTTTCGATGCATCATAGAATTTTCCAGGAGGACACTCTTTCATTTTAAATGGTGAAGTCTCCTTATATTTATTACCGTTCTTCTTCTAATGCTTGTTGATAGTACTTTAACTTCCTACGAAGAAACAGAACCTCTCTTTGAAGTTCTGCTTTTTCTTCTTCCAGAAGTTCTATCTCTTCTTGGTAGATGATAACACTCATGGAACTATTTAAACATTTAATGTCTTCTTAAACATCTTTACATTAGTTTAAGAAGACATTATTCATAATAATCGTCTAGATCAGAGTCCAGGTAATCCTTGTGCCGATTGCGTAGGAAGACCCATACTAGGAGTGGTATCGCCACCACTAGGAGCAAGATCATTGGTCCCAAGAGGAAGTGCTCCGCCACCCAATCCACCAAGTGATCCAGTAACTGCTTCAATAGCTTGTTGCTTAACTGAATCAATGATAGAATCTCTGTTGACATATACAAATAAGCCACTGCCAATAAGGGCAATAGATACAGCACCAGACGCAATAGCAACGACATTTACTAGTTTTTGCATTTTAGATAACCTTATTTTTGAAAAACATTATATCACATAGTGAATTTTTTGTCATCTTTTGTAGTATCAGTAGTGATCTTAAGAGGTGCTTGCTCAACTCTAATTGTTTGAACAGGACCAGCACTTGCTTTTGCCATGATTGTCTCAAGATCTTTCGCTGTTACAGGAGGAGGACCACCGTTGCCTCCGTTGCCGTTGCCGTTCATTTTCATAGTACCGTCTCCTTTTTTAGAGGCGGTTTGAATTCCGAAGCTAGCTAAAACTCCCGTAAATACCGAAGCAATAAATGTTGGATCTATTTTTTGTTGTGGTACACCTGGGATAGCTACGTAATTAAGAGTCAATATTCCACCCGACCACACCAACACGCCTAGACGTACAAATGTACTAACGATTGCTGCTTGTTCATCAGCGTCTGGTAAGATTGCATCTTTTAACTTACCAAGAGCACCTTTTTCATCTTTTTCGGACTCTTCTTCTTTGATTTCTTCTTTTACTTCGTCAGCCATTCACTTTTTGCAGGGCTTAATATATATGCAAATTTAGTCTCTAACACCCATTGACCATCTCTTAACTTGATTCAATTTCACAATACTATTGTGGTCATCTATCTTATTAACATACTCTTTTGAGGCATCTATCATCCCATCAATAGAGTCATTTCCATCAAGTCTAGTTTGGAGAGTCATCTTCTCAACAGGAACTACTCCAAAGAATCTATTATACCTATCTTGTCCTGTCTCACCTGGTCCTTGGAAACCTTGATCTAAAGGAGTTGTATCGTGTGGAAACAGTTTTGGTACATATCCTGCCATAGAAGGGTTGTTTGGTCCCACTGGGCCAGACATATTGGGACTTTCCGACATGAACTGTTTAAATGTCTTCATCCTAGTGCTAATACCAGTCCTATAGATGCCTTGCCTGTCAAATTAGAACCATCACCATAGTAAGTTACTGCTGCACCTGCAACTGCAGTAACGATACCAGAAACATTTATACCACTATTTGCTGTTACTATACCAACAGAATCTATATTAGTTACATCCTCATAGAAAACTGTACCAGCACAAGATATGTTACCTTTAACTGTAAGACTCTTAGCAATACCAACACCACCAGATACAATTAATGCTCCATTATTAAATGCAGTTGAATTAGTAGTATTACTGAGAGAAGTGATACCACTTACATTCATACCCATTGTAGAAGTATTACCTTGCTTTAGGGTTTGATCTAAAGTCTCTGCAGCAGGAGAAAGAGCAGTACTAGCAATACCTACCCATTTAGAATTTGCTTTATCAAATATTAATAACTTGTTATCACCAGTAGTCTGATCAAAATCAACATCATCCAAATCTTTGATGGTTCCAGCACCACCGCCACCCATAGTTGCTAATTGGGTTTGGATTCTATTGATGAAAATTCTATAATGACTTGCTAAATCTTGTAAAGTAGCAAACTTTTTATCCATTGGTGTTAATGGATCTTTACCACTACCAATATTCTCTTCTGTATCTGGTGGTTCATTCAATATACCTTCTTGAAGTTCTAAATCTTTCTGCTTCAACTGAATATCATATACAAGAGCCTTTAACTCAGTTAAATTTTTGAGTTCTTTTCTAATTACTTTTAAATCTTCTTCGTAATACTTTGGTTTAGGTAAAGATTGTATTCTTTCTTGAAGAGACTTAACCTCACCATCCATGTGCTTGGCAAGATTATCTGTAGACTCTACAAATGATTCTTGTAAGTTATCTACAGTTTTCTTTGTTACTTCACTAAAAGCATCGAATCTTTCACCCACCTTTTCATTAAAAGTTATCTCAAATTCTTTCTGATTATTCTTTAATTTCTTTTGAAGATTCCAGATAACAGTAGATTGTTCTCTGAGTTCTTTAAAGATATCCTTTCTTACGACATCAACTCTTTCATGAATGGTTTTAAAATCAGTTTTTGTTTCAAATGATTTAGTATCACCTTCTTCATGTATTTTTTCTAACTCAGTAGTTACCCTTGCAGCTAAGGTTGATATAGTATCCCTAACTCCTCTAAAGTCTTCATCAATAACATTAAATCCTTTTCCAACCCAAGCAAAATCAGGTACTTCTGTAACCTTATGAATCCAATTAGGTAAAGTTGGTATAGAGTTTTCAACTTTATCAATTGATTCTTTTAATGCTTTTAATTCATTTTCATAATATCTAATTTCAGGTACTACAGGTATCTCATCTTTTACTTGCTGAATATTAGCAGATAACTCTTCTAATTCTGGTGCGTAATCTTTTATTTCTGGTATCTCTGGTATATCATTACGAACATCATTAACCATCCTTACCAACTCACCCCACTCAGGTGCTTTAACAACATCCTCTACCTCTAGAAAGGAGTTGCCATCAGCATCTTCAATAGTCTGTACTTCTTCTACAATTTCTTCTTTTGGTAAGAAATCATCTACCGATGGTAATGTAGGCTCGACAATAAACTCGTCTATTGACGGAAGATCAGCAAGAGGAGTTTTGTTTGCCATATTGTTATTTATTTTGGGCCTTGGTTGCATCTTTTAGCATCTTTGCTAAGTCAGCAGTAGAACCAACAAAAAGTGAATTGTTAACAGTGGATGGTCCTTTCTGTACTGATTCCTCTTCAACATCTTTAAGTTTCTTCTGCAGATCCATTAATTTATCTGTGGCATCTGAAACTGATTTAACTAATTGTCCAGCAACTTCGTATGCTCTTGGCATTTCGCTCTCTTGAGCAAGTTCAAGAATTCCATTAATTGCCTCTTGTCCTTTCTCAATGATAGAGTATAAATTGCCTCTTGTGTATTCGTAGTCATTTCTAACATCGGTTTTATCCCGATCTTTGGGTGGTTTTTGTATACCAACCTTCTTAACATCTGCTACAACTTCAGTTGCTACATCAAACGTCTTTTCCAATTCTGTAAAGTCTGCCATGATTATACATCCTTATTCTGAGATGGACTATACTGCTTAAAGTCTTGGAAGAATGAAGTTGTTTCATTAAATCCAAAATCATCACCTATGTCAATAAGTGCATCATCAGCAGCAGTAATAAGATCTACTGTAGCACCATTAACATGTTCCGCAGCACTGGTTCCTTCTTGACCACGAAGAACAACGAGATTATTTCCATCAATCTCTTTAATCTTCATGTTCTCAGTACCAACATAGATGTGATTATCTACGCTAAGAGCAGAAGAATCTGCTACGGTAACAAGAGTCTCTTTAACGTCTAGAGTCTCTGCCAAATATGTAGTTCCATCATTATTATAATCTTTAATTGCCTGAGGAGTAACACTGTAACGAACTTCTCTCCTAAAGTCCTTACCTTTTCTAGTGCTGTAATCAATGGTTGCTTTCTTGATTAAACCACTTGATGCTTCTGGTATAGGTCCGAAGAGATATGTCTTAGCAGTAAATGTCATTGTGTAGATTAAAGCTCTACGTTCCGAAAAGTCTCCTTCATAATCATCAGTAAACGTAACGCTATCTAAAACTATAGGTACATCTCTTTTCTCTCCTATAGTAGAGAGCATATTAATTGTTAGGTTGTAAGAAGGTTGAAAGTATGGTAATATTTGTTCAACAATTTGCAAAGCATCATCATTTAACTTTGCAATCATATTAAGTTCAAAAGTCATATTATATGGAACTGGCATATAGACTTTCTTTGCCTTAGACTTATCAGAAGTAGGAGCAGATAAGAAAGTTTGTGTCTGTGTTACTTTCCTTGATGGATCGTAACTTAAACCAGTAAACTCAAATGATAGTCGAGGTAAAGTTAAAGTTTGTGCGTTCTTTAGATCTGGTGCTTGCTCAATCCTTGCTAAAAACTTTTGGATTGGACCATATGCCAAAGGCACTTTCATCACACTGACAGCTTTGTTATCACCGTCCAAATGCTTGATCGTAATGTTATTGAAGAGGGTTCCAAAACCAATTACGGTCTTTCGCAGAATCTCATTATAGAAATATTCAAACACAGATAATAATTCGACTACTTACTATTTAACAAGTTCAGAGCCACCACCAAAATCATGGATACTTTCTGAACCACCTACAGCAAAAGGATTATATTTTGCAGTAGCAATTTCATACATCTTTTCATGCATACTTTTATCTTCTTCTTGATCTACACCAGGTGGTTGAATATCTGACGGTGATGTGTCAATAGGATCATTAGTTGCTATTGGCATTGTATCTAATGGATTAGGTGGTCTATCATGGAACCATTCATCATAAGGAATTTCTGGGAGTGGCATTAGGCATCTCCAAATGGATTTTTACGTGTCCAATCTAATATATCATCTCCTTCTGATTGAATAGTTTGATTATCTGCATATGGGGTTACTATATCATCAGTAGTATCAACTGCAAGAGTATAAACTGCTGAGGATTCATCACCAGTAATAGACTCTCCTTGGAGGAATGTTCCTGTTGCAATACCAACCACAAGTGTCTTAGTGGTTGCATCCCAAGATTTAACTCTAGCCTTAGTTCCTGTAGTTCCGCCTGTAACCTCTTCATTAAAGTAGAAATCACCAGAACCAAGTAATCCAGGATTACTAATAGTAATAGTAGGTACTGTAGTATATCCAGCACCTGCGTTAGAGAGTCTAGCAGACTGTATAGTGCCTCCAACAGCAATTACCTCACCAATTGCCGTTGTACCTGTTCCAGGTGCAGTAAAGGTGATTGTAGGGGTAGTTCCATAGTATCCAGAACCACCGTCTGTAATAGTAACAACACCAACTGTTCCAGTTGTTGCTATACCAACCGTTACAGCAATACCTGTTCCACCACCTCCATTAAAGGTTACTGATGGTATCTCTGTATAACCTGCACCAGGATCAGTTATACGTATACTTTCAATAGCAAAGGATGTAGTTAATCCAACCGCACTAGTTGTTATCGCTACAGCAGTAGCTGTAATGCCGCCACTTGGAGCAGAAGAAATGGCAACTGTAGGGGTAGCTCTGTATCCACTTCCAGAATTAAGGAGGTCAATGAACTGAATACCGCCGTTTCTAAATGTGGTGACAGCAGTAGCTGTTGTTCCGACACCAGTAAGTGTGAGAGTTTGGTTATATCCAAGGTCTTCTGTTTCGTCATCAATAGAACCAATTCCAGTGTCAACTGTTTCGTCTTCATAACGGAATACTTCACACTGTAATTCATAGACATAGAGTTCTTTTAATTGATAGAAAGGTTTTGCATGTTCAACAAACTTGATTTCGTACAGTCTATCATCAAGCGGGAACCAGATAAGATCTCCTTCTTTTGGTCTGGTGGATAATTTAATTCCCGACTCATTTCTAATAAGAGGGGTGATATAATTCTCGAATCTGTCTTTAGATATGGTAAGATTAATATCTTGCTGAACTTCAATACCAAACTTCGACAATACTGTACCATTTCCTTGATAGACATCATAGTTATTGACATATGCTTCTAATGGATAAGCATCATCAAACTTAGATTGAACTACTTCTTTAATAACAGTGTTAGTTGTTAGGAATTTACGAGGAAGATAATAGCACTCAACACCATACATCTTCAACTGTTCGTTGATTAAATCCTGAACTAAATTCTGTTCGTTTTTAGTTCCCTGTGTAAAAAATGGATTTAATGCCATTATCCTATCATGTCAAGTGGTAGTTCTTCATAATCCCAAGTCATTCTCTCTTGAATCTTATCTAATTCAAGTTGAGCGTCATCATACATTTGACGACCATTCAATTCAATTCCACCAGGAAGTTTAACTCCTTGGAATTTAATAAGATTCTGGCCCCACTGCCTCTTTAATAAAGCAGTAAAGTATCTCTTTAAGAATCTATCATTATAAACTTTAGTAGAATCTGACGGATCAAGAATCCTCCAACAATCAATAATAATATAACTGTTCTTAGTTACCTCCCCCCAGTCAATATCAAGATATAATCTATCTTGTCTAATATTATATCTAATCTGTTTCTCAGTGTTTAGTAGAAAATCAATATCTTCTAACTTCGTCTTTGTCATTGCATATGTCAACAATTCAAGTGAATCAAAGTAATAAACATCATTTAAGAATAACTGATATTTAACACTGAACATATTATTGGTCATGGTATTAGAACCATCAAACCTGTATATCTTATTAACACCTATGATACTATCAGGCATCTTAATATAATTACTATTCTCAGTAAACTTAAATGTGGCATCAGCACCAGCAGTAGTTCCTATACCTGAACTTGCTGGTTGTGTGACATTTGTTGTTACAATTCCTACTGTACCATTACCTCTACTAATATCATCCTCAGTAAATTGATATTTCATAGGCATCTTCACGACACCATCATAATGCCTTTCATTCCAAAACTGGAATGCATCGTCTAACAAATCACTGATCTGTTCATCAGCAACATTTATTTCGAGAACGGGAGCACCAAGTTGCCTCTTAGCGTAATCGATTAATTCAGTTCTCGAAGCTGGCTTTGACATATTCCCAGTTTTCTAAGTATTTATCAAAGAGTGGATGATATACCACCCCTAACCATTATTTGACCCTCAACTATCCTATAAACCGTATCTCCTGTCTTAACATTAACATCATATACATGTCTTCCTTCTTTCAATTCTGATGTCTGAGTTGTTGTTAACCCAATAAACATTTTGCCATCATAAGCACTGGAAAATCCAACTGAGAATGTTGCAGTTACACCAGCTCCAACATACTTTGCCATCTGAGAAGACTCTGCAGTATAGTTGGTAAAATCTATCGCAGTACCAGACGTATCATTAACTGTAAAAGTACAAGTAAATGATGCACCAACATTAACTACCAAATCAGAAACTGATGGGTAGTCAGAAGTTGAATCAAATGTGAAGGTTCTAGTTGCCATTTACAATACTCCTTAACATTTCCTTAATCTCTTTGAGTTCACCTTTAAGTTCATCTATTTCTGCCCTCTCACTTTTTTTATGATTTCGAGCATTAACATAATTTTTGTAAGCAGTCATGTCAGTTGAAACAATTGCGTTTGAGTTTTCATCTCTGTAAAGAGAATGGTTATCTTTTACAGGGATCATGATAATGCAATCGCTCTGAATTCAGATATCCTTGGAGGACGTGCCTGATTTGTTGCGGTCATCATAACTTTAATCTTAAATCCATCAAATTCTTTAAGTGAATCAATGGTAAATTCATACTCACGGAAGGTGTCCTTCTGCATTGAAGGAGCAACAAATGTATCAGGAAGACCTGAATTGTTCCTTACATTAATAACTTGACCACTTTCATCACGATTATCATATCCTGGGAATAACTGATAACGTAATTCATTCTCAGCATCATCCTTTCTAAAGAGTGCATATGCAACTCTAATATCAGCAGTAGAAGCTCTATTAGCAGAGAACATAACTTTAAGTCCTGTAGAAGGAACTTCAAGTCCTACGTTCTTAGTAACATAAGTTGCTGATGTTGGATCCTCACCAGGTATTTTCACTCTAGCATCATTTGCAAAGATTCCAACAGTATCATCAACTCTATTAGTTGTAAGAATAGCACTTACTCTATCAATATCAATAACTGGTGATATATCACTGCTATTACTATTTAAATCACATTGTATATTGAGTGATTTGTTACCAGGTAAAGAACTTAACTTGCTATTTTCATTTACTTTAGAAGCGATCATACGAGGATCATCAAAGTAATTAGATTCATTAAGAGTTATGGTTTCAAATCCTTGATCATCAAATGAAGTCTCAGTACCACTAACACTTCTAGCACTAATAGTTCTGACTCTACTATTGATAGAAGTACCTTTAGGTATTATAGTCTGTACATTTGGTGTTAGGACTTCAAATTGAATGTTTTGAGAAGCTGTAACTCTAGATTCTCCACCACTCTTTGTATCGCTAAAGTATAGACTTGGGAATCCATTAGCACTTGCAGTTCTACTAACTCCTATTCCAACACCATCAGAGGATGATGCATCACTATCAATAGCAACATAATAAGTGTCCATTGTAATTGGATGAGATCCTTGATTGGCAACCTCAGACATATTATGTGTCTTATTAATTCTTCTTAAGGATACTCCATTAAATTCATACTTATAAACAAGTTGATTTACTGGATGAGTAAATGCAAGAGTTGAATCTTGTGCTCTTGTTATACCACTAAGAGTATTAGTATTAACTGAAGTGTATTGGATAATTTCGTTTCCTATCTTCGCATATCCAGGATTGGTTGTACCAACACCAACACCTTCAAAATTAGTAAATGCAGCACCAGCATTTACAACCAAATCTCCAGTATTGTCTCTACCATAAGCACCAGTCAATGAAGTTGGAGCAATGTCACTTACAATTCCTTCAATCTTAACAAGGTTGTTAGATTCATGCATACCATGATTTTTCTGACGAACCTGAATTGATTTTCCATCATAGAAAGGATCTGTAATTGCTTGACCATTCAAGATTGTTACATTAGACCCAGAACCATTAATCTCAGATCTTATACCAGTATTGGTAACATAATTCATGCTGGATCCAGCAGCAACAAAGTCACCCTGAACTTGATCTAGGAATAATGTATTAGTAAATCCTATAGAAACAACAGATAGTTGAGCTCCTGTTCCTATTCCATTCATAGAAGCAGTTGGAATACCAACTACATCACCAACCTTATATCCTCTACCACCATCAGTTACACTAACAAGACCAACTAAACCAGCCTTATTATTAGGATCCTGATAGACAGAACCAGCAGTAGATACCTGAACAGTAACGACCATTCCAGAACCAGTACCAGTAATCGTAAATGGTTGAATACTTTCTGTAGTTGCAACAGTATATCCAGCACCAGGATTGACCGCTAATAGTCCATCAGTAGAACCACTACTTACAACAGAACCACCAATAGCAATTATATTTCCAACACCACCAGATAGTCCAGATCCAGTCTGAGCAATAGAAACTCCAGTAGTAATTCCAAGAGTATCAATAGAATCAGCAATTGAAGAAGTTAAACCAAGTGTAACTCTCTTAGATAATGTATTAATTGGGTTTGGATTGAGTTCTACGATTTCATTATTTCCAACACCCAACTCTGGGTTATAGAAATTAACTGTTCCTGTAGTACCAGCAGTAAATTCTGCTTTATACAGAGTGAACTTCATATCCTCCAACTGAGAAGGTGTCCAAGTAGAAGCGTTTTGAGACTTAAACAACGAACCCAAATATGGTTGTTGTGTAATTAAGACCTTTTGTGATTCACCCAATCCAGATGTTGATACATCTTCTTCACCTAACCTAGAAATCCAAATATTGTATTCTGTTGAAGGAGATACAACAACTAATGCATACTCTTTTCCACCTTCCAAATATATTGGAGAGTCAAATGTAAATTTCGTAGCAACAGATGCATCTGTAGATACATTAATATTTGTTGGTAAAAGTTCCTTTTTACTTAAAGGTATAATAGTGGTTGTTGGTGTTCCTAGTTCACAAGTTCTAATTTCTACACTACATGGTAGTTCTTCATCTTTAGTTGAGAAATACAAATCACAAGATGTAAGGAATACACCATTAGGATTTCCAACATCAAATGATTGTGCAAGAGGGTCATACCATTGAGTTATTATTTGCTGTTGGAAAGTGGATGTTCTTTCTCTAATAACTCCAATATCTCTTCTTTGATTAACTCTTCTTTGAACATCTGTAAGAACTCTATTGTCAGTTAGGTTCTCAGTAACAATTTCAGCATTTCTTGTGTTAATAATACTCTCTTGAAGAGTTTCAATAACACCAGAGGATTCATAATTTTTCTCAACAGCTGATGTTACAACTCCTGGAATTAAAGAATTGACTGCAGATGAACTTAAACGAAGTGTCTTTGTACCAGTAGCAAACTCTGGGTTTTCACTAATAGTAGAATCAGGAATAAAGAATGATCCAATCAATGTACCAACATTATCTGTTATCAGACGAGTAGTTGTAATTGTTGCTTGAGCACCAGTTGTTTGCCCCCTAAGAGTCATGGTTCCATTAAGGAAACCATAATATTGACCTTCTGGTTGTAATTGTAAACTGAATGTATCAACATTTAATATAGTCGCTGTTGAAGTATATACTTCAGGTATTCCCTGATCATCTAGATATGGATTTACTGAATAAGTATCAGTTGGAGCATTATAAGGACCATACTTATGATTTGGTACTGCTGCTCTAAACTGAATATAAGGTGTAGTTGAGGTTCTTGCTCCCTCATCTAAAATTGATGGAGTAGCAATAATTGTTTCACCAACTTGGAATGTACCATTATTCATGGTTACTTCCAAAAGTTTAGGGAAGCAGAACTTAGCTACAGATTCTCCATCAAAGAATGAGAATAATTGAGTTCTTGGTTTTGCTTTTGTTACTATAAATTCAATATTCCTAGAACGCATTGTAGGAATATTCTGACGATTAACAACTCTATCTCCTAGAGATTCAGAATCAATTCTTTCTACAACTCTTGTTGCAAGTCCAGTTCTAGACTGATTAGTTGTTGTAGTAGTGGTAGTATTATCTACTCTAACTCTAATGTCTCTAGCTCTTGCAGTAACTGTTCTGGTTTGTCTAGTAGTTCTATTTCCAGGAACTCTTCTTTGTCTTATAACTCTCGGAGGATTATTAACAAATTCAGTTCTTACCTCTGTAGTAACTTCTCCTTGTACATCAACACCAATCCAATCAGTTTGCCATGAATTCCATTGAGTAGAGATTAATCCTGTATTAGGATCAGCCCCATTCTCTTCTAACATGTCTTCAAAGTTACCTTCAATATTAACAATCTGTGCATCGATTCTTCTAGTATCAACCCAAACATCAGATGATGGGTTTAATTCCATGTCTCCATTCCAGAAAACAACAGCAAAAGGCTGAACATTTTCTGTTCTAGATGCATATGTATTTGCTACAGCAGCAACTTCAGTATAATCAAGAGTGATTAAATCACCAGTTCTACGACATCCAGTTCCAACAAGATCATTAGCAAAAGCAAAATCTTGAGATGGATCTGCAGTTTGTCCAATTCCAATTATTGAGTTTGTACCCAATAACATATCAACAGCAGTTGTGTAATGAGATGGACGGCACTCACCAAGATCTTGATCTATTGAAGCATTAAAATCTGGATCACTATTTGCTTGAGCAGTTGAATGCTTAAAGTTATCTACTAAGAATCCACACTTAAATCTATCTAATCCATCAGCATCTTTGATGGACATATTTTTAGTATCACTTTCAAGTAATGTAAGTGCAGTATGATATTCAAGATTTCTAACTCTATTATCAAGTCTAGTGATATCCTTCATCTGATATCTCTTATACTGTTTTAGTAGAGACTTAACTTGCTGTGCTTCAAACGTATAAGGTGGTATAAAGAGTGTACCAACATCTAAAGCTCCACTTATAGATTCTGGAGGAGTTGGATTATCCGCAGGAGCTCCAGTTTGAACTTGGAAAGAACCATTGGTTGTTAAGAACAACCTATCAATTCTTCCTTGATAATAATTATATGTTAAATTTAAAGTTTCATCATCAGAAAGAATATTTGGAGGTGTTTGACCAGTTCCAGTAAACGTTCTTGAATCGAATTCAAATGGAGATTTTGTTGCACTAGATGGATCGTAAGTAGAAACTCTAGGACGGATATCAATGTAATCAGTTAATCTTTCTGTATAGTGTGGAGGATCTAAGTATGTAATATCATCATCAAATCTGTCTGCACCATAACTGTTGATACTAAAGATATCTCCC